ATGGTCAGGCAAAAGTGTAGCGGTATTAGGCGCAGCTATTTAGAAGAGCAAAATCGACTTATATCAGAACAATCCAGTAAAGTTAAAGCATTAAAAGAAGAAATAGCTGGTTATCAATATGTACTGGCAAACAGGGGGCCGACAACTAGCGGTGGGTTTATGATAAACCACCTCACAAGTGTTGAAACTGCTACGAAAGGATTGGCTACAGCGACTGAATTGCTGGCTGTTGAACAAGAGCGGTTGGCGCAGATGCAGGCCAAATCACAGGAAATCCAACAGGTGCTTGAGGGCCTTGAGCATCGCCGGGTTACCCTGATAAGGCAGCAAGCTGCAGAACAGAATGTCGCTTATCAGTCTTTGATTATGATGAATGGTCAGCATACAGAATTTAACCGGCTTCTGGGGCTTGGTAATAATTTACTGATGGCTCGACAGGGGTTGGTTAATACTCCAATGCGTATTCCCCAGGCTGATTTAACATCCCAACAAACCAATGCCCTCGAAAAGAGTCGTCAGGATCTGGAGTTATCAAAACTTAAAGGAGAGGCAAAGGAAAGAGCCCGGTTAGGTTATGCCGCTGATGAATTAGGTCTTAAGGATGAACCTCAATTCAAAACAAACCGCGATCTGTATGTTAATCAGGGGTTAGCGAAGTGGCAAAATGATGAAGCTAATAAACCCGTACGTAAAGGGCCAAAAAGCGAAGAGGTAAAGGCTGCTGAAAAAACAGAGGACGTTTATAAGCGTCTAATTAAACAGCAGCAGGAGCAAATAAGCCTCGGCAGCCAGAATACTGAACTGGCAAAAGTAAAATACCAGGTTACCCAAGGGGAACTGACTTCCCTTGAGCAAGCCAAAAAAGAAACCCTTCTGCAAAATGCCGCGCTTATCGATCAGAAAAACATTGCTGAGCAGTTAAAAACGTTCCGTGAGGGTTTGGCTGACAGCAACGCAGCTGCTCGCGACAGAGGGAATATTGATTTCCTAGGTGCCGGTGCGGGAGATAAAGTGCGCGACCGTATGAAGGAGATGGCTGATATTCGCACTGACTTTCTGAAACAGCAGCGTGATCTGCAGCGTGACTTCAGTCGGGGTGAAATATCTGAAGACCTCTATAAGCAGCAAACGGAAGCCCTGAAAACAGCGCTTGATGAAAGGCTGACAATACAGGAGGACTACTACAAAAAAGTTGATGAGCAGCAGTCGGACTGGAGAGCCGGCATCAGTGATTCACTGATGAATTATGTGGATCAGGCTGCTGATCTCAGTTCAATGGCGGCATCAGCGACCAGCGAAATTCTCAATAACGCCACTAACTCTATTTCCAGCAATATGACCGACGTTCTTACGGGGGCGGTGTCATTCAAGGAAGGCATTTCGAATGTTTTTACGTCGATGGGTGAAACCATTATTAAGACGCTGATCCAGGTAGCCACGCAGGCATTGATTACGAAAGCCATTCTGTCGATGGTTGGCGGGGGTTATGGAAGCATGTTCAGTAGCATTTTGGGAAGCGCTGGTTCGGCAAGCAGTGGAACCGCTATCCAGAGTGCTGGTGCAAATTTCTCGTTTAACGCGCTGGGCGGCGTTTACGACTCTCCGTCGCTTTCTGCATACAGCGGCGGCGTATACAGCACTCCGCAGTATTTTGCGTTTGCAAAAGGGGCGGGTGTATTCGGTGAAGCGGGTCCGGAAGCCATCATGCCGCTGACGAGAGGGGCGGATGGTTCGTTAGGGGTTCGCGCTGTTGGTCGTCAGTCACCGGCAGTCCAGGATGCCGCCAGGCAGATCGAGGCGCAGCCACGTATTGCCGTTAGTGTTGACGCCCGCAGTACCTTTACCGGGCAGCCTGACGACGCAACAATGCTTGCTGTTGACCGCCGGAATGCTGCACTAGAACAACGCATCATCAATAAGCTCACCGCTGAGGTTACTAAACCGCAGAATAAATTCGGACGGGCTATTTACACTAATTTGCAGGCTAAAAAACCTACCTGAAAACCTGCCGGAGGGAATGTCAATGGCAGATATTATCTATCCGGACGATTACCTGCCCATGCCACTTATGGACGGGTACGGATTTAAGCCCATATCACCACTGTTACGGACGGAGATGACATCTGGTCGCGCACGTCAGCGGCGGCTTTACACCTCGACACCGACCCAGGCATCAGTTAAATGGATTTTCCAGACTGACGCCCTGGCACAGGTGTTCGAGGCATTTTTCAGGGATGTGCTCAAAGATGGTCAGTCCTGGTTTTACATAAGGCTGCAGACCCCGATCGGAGTGAAGCCTTACAAGGCCAGGTTTGTTGATATCTACGAAGGACCGACGCTCGTTGCTCCAAAGTACTGGCAATACAGTGCGACCCTGGAGCTATGGGAACGACCTTTGCCACCACTGGGCTGGGGAAATTACCCGGAATGGCTGGCCGGACAATCACTACTGGATATCGCACTGAACAAAGAGTGGCCGAAAGCATGACCATACTCGAAAGACTCTATGCCAGCAGCGGATCGGAAGTCATCCACGATACGTTGCAAATCACCGCCGGCGATCAAAATTACTGGCTAACCAGCGGCTGGGATAATGTTTCCGTTACGCTCGAGAATGGTCAACAGGCGACATTTGAGGGGTGTGCCATTGATATCGCTTTGCCAGCCCGCAATGCTGATGGAACTCAGGATTTGAAATTCGCGATCAGCAATATCGACGGCGAGGTGTCTGGCGCTATTGATAAGCTGCTCGATGAAATGAAGTCAGCAACGTTGACGTTTCGCCGGTATATATCAACTGATTTATCAGCCCCTGCCGCCGCACCTTATACCCTTGACGTTATATCTGGCTCCTGGACACAAACCGCCGTTCAGATGACTGCCGGGTACATGAATATCCTTAAAACGGCGTGGCCGCGTAACCGATACAACCTCGCCTGGCACCCTGGCTTACGCTACTGATTTGAGGTTTGCCCTATGTTTGCCCCTGAAAAATACCGTTCAGTCACCTGGCTGAAAGGCGGTCGCGTATACCCGGAACTCGATTGTTTCGGAATCATTAATGAAATTCGCAAAGATCTGGACCTGCCTGCGTGGCCTGATTTTTCCGGTGTGACTAAAGACGGCGGAGGCCTCGACCGGGAAGCTCGGAACTTTATGAAATCGCTTAGACGTTGCGAACCGTGCTTAGGTGCCGGGGTGGCCTGTTATTCGGGATCAACCGTCTCTCATGTGGGAATTGTTGTGCTGCTGGATGACCAGCTACAGATAGCGGAATGTAACCCTGGTACGCACGTCACTTTTTTGCCACTGGCGCGCTTCGTTCGACGTTTTAACCGCGTGGAGTTCTGGCAATGACAATCAGGATTTTCCCCTCCCGCCTTCCTGGAGAACCACTGGAAACACATAAGCATGGAGTGTTAACACTTCATGAATGGATGGAAAAAAATGTCCCGAGTTATTCGCAGGAGAAAACACATCCGATCTCCGTTGAGTTAGACGGGAAAATAGTCCCTCCGACTGAGTGGCCTTTATGTTATTTACGGCCAGACAGCGACGTTAAAATTTACCCGATCCCCTACGGCACCGGGTTAGAAATCGCCGTGTGGGTATCGATCGCTGTTTCGATAGCCTCGACTGCCTATGCGTTGTTTTTCGCGCCTAAACCGGAACTGGGTGGCTTTTCATCTAATAATGGGACTTCACTTGACCTGAATCCGGCTAAGGCGAATACAGCAAAACTCGGAGAGCCCATCCGGGAGGCATTTGGTCGAAACCGAATTTATCCTGATTATCTGGTGCAGCCTGTTACCCGGTTCGACCCTAATGACCCTACCAGAATGACGGTGGAAATGTTCGTTTGCCTTGGTTACGGCAGGTTTTCATATGCCGGGGGTGATTTTCGTGTCGGCGAAACACCTGCGGTAACACTGGGCGATGGGTTCAGTTTTACCGGATATGGGCCGGATGACAGTGTATTGGGTGATCAGCGAAGCGAAAACTGGTTCAACAGTACAGAGGTCGGTGGGACATCGAGTGGGTCTGGGTTAGATATGGCGCAGACCTCGCCGGATTCAGATGACATTATCGCCGACAGTATGACCGTCTCAGGTGCAACTGTAACGTTTACCGGCCTGGACACCGATGACGACGATGATGAAGATGAGGATGACAATGCGCTACCTGACAGCTGGGTGGAAGGGACCATTGTAGAGATTAAGGCGCCGACTAACTTTCTGATCTCAACATCGTCAGGTTATAGCGTATTTGCCAGCAAGCTGATCACTGAACTCGCACCGATCGTGGGTATGCCGGTTACGCTGAGTTTTAACAGTGTTGATTACGATCTCTTCATTGCTTCCATTACACCAGGACAGGATGCCGTGCCGGGAGTGGGCGGCAGCGCTGCTAAAGTTCAGTCCAGCGCAGCACCCTCGACGTATGATTTTTCGGCAGGCAGTACCACGTTTACGCTGACCTGGCAGGGGATAACTTACCCGGTGTCTCTGGTTGCTGATTACGTGAATATGTCTGGCCTGCTGGTGACCATCACTGAGGGGCTAACGGGTTCTGGTCTGGTGGCGCGGGACAACGGCGGAACGGTGCTTATCACTGAGGAATCCAGTCCTTTTGCCGGTGGCGCAATTACCTCGTCTTCTCTCCCTGTGTCTGTTTTCGGAGATTCTCCGGTTTACACTGCCGGAACGGCATCCACTGGCGGCAGTGCAGCTGTCACGGCGAATGTGACCCTGGCGTATAACAGTGCCACCGGGACCGCATTTTCAGGCATGCCGGAAGGCATACAGCGCTTGTCCCTGGCACATCGCGGTAATGAATATCAGATAGTGTCAACTGATGGGACCACTGCGACCGTCAGCCGTCTGGTGAGCGGTGTGATTGATGCTACCTGGCCAGGCTTCGTCATCAGAACGATGATCGACTACGAAGCGACAGGACTAAACGACAGTGATACCTGGATGGGGCCATTCCTGGCCTGCCCACAAAACGAAGTTGTGGATGCATTTGAAGTTAATATTTCGTTTCCGAATGGGTTGTGTGGTTTCGACAGCAAAGGTAAAAAACGGATCCGTCATACAGGGATTGATGTTCAGTACCGTGTGTATGGCAGCGGAAGTGCATGGCAATCGCTCTCATTCCCCTATGCTGAAAAAAACGTTAATGGTCTCGGTTTTACACACCGAATAAATCTTTTATCCCCTGGACTTGTTGAAGTCAGAATAAGACGGCAAAACGAGCAGGGTAGTAATAATGCTCGTGATTCTATGTTCTGGCAGGCACTTCGTGGCAGATTGCTGGCTCGTCCATCGTCTTATGCCGGTATTTCGACGATTGGTATTACGGTTGAAACTGGCGGGCAACTGGCTGCCCAGTCAGATAAGCGTATCAGCGTTGTAGCGACACGCAATTATGATGGGGGAGGAGATCGGACCATTAGCGGGGCGTTCTATCATGTCGCACGTAACCTGGGTTATCGTGATGATCAGATTGATATGGCAACGATTAATATGCTGGAGTCTACCTACTGGACACCAAGGGGGGAGTATTTTGATCATCAGGCTACCAGTGACAGCACATCGGCTAAGGATATTTTCGACAAGATAGCTGAGGCTGGTATGGGGTACTTCTTGCTGTCTGACGGACTGCTTTCTGCAGGGCGAGAAGGCATTAAAAACTGGACCGGAATCATTACTCCTCAGGATACTGTAGAGGAAATGCAGACATCATTCAGGGTACCTACTGATGATGATTACCACGGAGTTGATGTGAAATACATAAACTCCGTAACCTGGGCAGAAGAAACGGTGCAATGCAGAACGCCAGATAATCCATACCCGCGAAAAACGGAGTCCTACACCCTTGATGTGGTAATGAGTGCAGACAGGGCATTTCGAATTGGCATGCGCCGTTTGATGAAATATCTGCATCAACGGCGGACCTACACAACGACGACTGAAATGCTGGGCTGGTGTCACGAATTTGGTGATCACATTATTCTTTCTGACGATATCCTTACGGGGAAAACTCGCAGTTGCTTAATTGACGCAATGAGGTATGACACGCAGAAAATCACTCTGCATGTTACTGAACCACTCGACTGGAGCTACGCAAACCCTCGATGCTGGATACAGTTTCAGGATGCCGGGGCATCACAGTTACTCACGCCACAGCAGGTCGACGACTATACCCTGACAGTGCCATATAGCGATGACCTTCGCCCGGATGAATGGATCATGGATGACCCTGATATTGATTTGCCTAGATTGCTGTTTAGTGACAGCGAGAAAGGTGCTCGTCATGGGATAGTTCAGGAAATAGCTCCTTCTGGTGACAGTAATTGCCAGATTACTGCACCGGAATACAAAGATATTTACTACCAATACGACGACGCCTCATATCCCGGCGATGTCGCCTGATCCACTTTAAAAATATCCTTTCACCCGCTTCGGCGGGATTTTTCATTTTTGGAGCACAATGTATGGCCGATAACGAAAAGCTTGGGTCGACATCGCCAGAGGTATTGCTGAAGAACGCAACCAATCTGGATGAGTTAGTCAATGGCCGGGAATCAGAGTCATTGCCGGATCGTTTCGCTGTACTTCGCCGTACCTGGTACGGCATGGAGATGGCCTTCAATCGCTTCATCACGTATATCACGGGGCGTGGCGAGCAGGCGGTTGCATCTATTGGCTGGCAGGAGCTGGGTAACTGGGCAACCGGCCTCATAGTCGATAATCGCCAGCAAATCGTTTACTACAATGGCGCCTGGTACAAATATCTGGGTGAGCTTGAGCACGTCATTGCCGGGGATTCTCCTGAGAACGATGGCGGTGTATGGTCGGCTGCAAACCCCACAGGGAAATGGTCGAACATCGGTGACGCGGCTCTTCGCTCAAACCTGGGTTCAAACGAATTACCTGGACTGTCTCTTATTGCGCTCGCGACGAGTGGGCGTTTATCAGACGCTATAGTCTCAGTTTATGTCACTGCATTTGGCGGGGATAAAACAGGGCAAGAAGATTCTACAGCAGCCGTCCTTGCTGCTGCTGCCGCAATCAGGACAATGACGGACAGCCGGTATGTTCCCGGTTCAAAAACGTTTGGACGGGTTATTTTTGGTAATGGTCAGTATATCGTCGGAGATGTCCCATTTTTTTCAGGTATCGCGTACGAGGGACAAGGGCGGTGGCAGACACTAATAATTCCTAAAGCAGGCAGCTCATTCGCATTCACAACTACAGGAACAACCAGCGTTCCTCCAGTTGTTTCGTCCAATCGCTGTCTGTATCCGATGCTGTGCGGAATGACAATTGGCTACGGATACCAGGAGCAGTTGTACACCCCCGTACCTGACGCTGGTGGAGTCAACTGGAGTGACGTATCGTATGGTATTATGCGCGACGTTTTTTTTCACGACCTGCATGGGTATGGACTAAAATTAGGGTTTGTTTGGGATAGCGATTTTGAGAACGTCAGAATTGACAACTGCGGCCATGTAACACGAGATTCCGCAGGTAGTATTACTGAGGTTCGTGAGGGGCTGAATATAGGCCCTGGCGGCTCCACTAATGACGGATCCAACGCGTTGCGATTCCGTGGTCTGCATATAGAGGATTGCCAAAAACTTCTGCATATCGGAGATCGCAGTCGTCACCTATTTTTTACCAGCCCAAAACTGGAAGGCACTAATAATATATCAGCATCCAGCACAATACGCAGCACGGTGGGTGTAACGTTTGACTGCCCTGAATTAACATGGCAGGCATCAAATATTCCTATGTTTGACATCTACGGAATAACTCAAACTGTAGATAACTATGGTCTCGTATTCGAATCGCCGACGCTAATTTCATCGCTGCTTACTCCAGGGTGGTATTTCCGTTATTCATCGTACCTCTCTCCATTATTGCTTAATAATCCTGTTCTTCGTGGTGTTTATAGACTCGCAGAGGGTGATAACATCCAGATTACAGGGGGTAGCGCACACCAGAGTGGGCCATGCCTTATTAAAGGGACTGATCGAGTAATTATTGAGAGTGTTAACTGGCAAAACATTCTCGCAACAGTTTCTGGTGATGGCTCTGACGACGTGATTATCCTGACCGGCTACGGCAACCGGGTTAATGGAAATACGTTCAAACCCCAGGGAAGTACGACAGATGGCTCTGCATGTATCAATCTTGCCGGTACCGCGAATAATAGTGAGGCTATCGGCAACAATTTCTACGGCTCTAAAAACTACGGATTACGTGTTGGGAACGCTGCGCTATATAAAACTATATATGACAACCGGATATTTAGTTTCGCAGCATCAGATTTCGGACAGCTTATATCTGGCATAGCGCAGAGATTCACAGTAACTTCAGCCCTGAACGATGGACCTCTCGGTGTTACTGGATCTCTCTTATCTGGTAGTATTACCGTAAGCAATGGAGTAGTGGGTCAGATAAGTTGTTTTCGTGGTTCGACGTCCGTGAACCTGCGGACAATACTGGCTGGCTCGCGTCTGTCTGTGGGCAGGTGCTTTGGAGATAGCGGGTTGAATAGCTCAATGACTCTTAGTGATGTATCAAGTAGCCATGGCAATATAATGAAAACAGGAACTGGTACACCTGGGGATGGATTTATTTACGTAAATCAGGATTTCTCCAGACTGACTATTACCAATTATTCTGGACTGGATATAACTCTATACTGGGTAGCATTAACACCATATAACGTGTGAGGAACGAATGAAAAAATTTTCTGACGTCGTACCGGGTGACGTCCTGATGTTGGGCTCAGGTGTTGGTACATTCACGGCACTGACCACGCCAGAAACTGACCCGCTGACAGGGGCGCTATTTATCACAGGGGTTATGTCCGATGGCTCGGAGTCGGTTTGGTATGCAGAGGACGAGTCCGGCGTTACAGTAGACGCTCACCTGTCAACAGGCTGAAGAGATGCCCGCCATAACTGGCGGGATATTTTTAGATGAGTTCAAATTTTTCGGTAATTAACTGCACCATATCATTGCCATTGCTGAACCAGTGCGTATTGGTAATAAAATCCCCGTCAACGATAAATCCGTCAACAAAATACACGCCGTCTTCATTTTGCGCTGCAGTAGTTGCAACAAATTGCCTGTCGCCGTACTGAACACAATTGCCTTCCACTATCTCAGAAAAAATCATAGTCACCTCAAAACGCCAGTGCAGCCGTTAAACCGGACAATTTAATGGTTAGCGTCAGTGTCGAATAATTGATTATTCGTAATTGTTGGGAGTTGAGCTCAGTCGTCAGATAGACAGACCCGTTTCCGGCGACGGCGCCTGCTGTGTCCGTTTTAAACAGCGTTCCGGTTTGTGAGATTAAATTGATGACGTTGATTTCATACGATGTGAGCAGCATCGCTGTCCGCACTGCGCCATCCGACCCGGTACAGTGCAGACTGATAACCGTACCAAACCCGATAATGCCCACCCAGCCATCGACGCCAGGACTGATTGAAATGGTCCCGTCCGTTAATCCAGCTTTCCCCTTTGCCTGAGTAAACGACAGTCGCGGCTGTGAGTTTTTAATGAACGTGCTGAAAACCGCCCCCGCCAGTTGCCTGTTATCGAAAACCAGCTTCTCTGCAGCAGCGTTCCCCAGAATCATTGCGTAACCGCGGGTGCCGCCGAATGCATTCCCCTCAACAACTGCATCTGTTGCCGTTGCGCCAATGGCGATAACACATGTTTCATCCGTTTCTGAACCGGCAGAAACAAACCTGCCGTTCCGGACAACGTTGCCGGTTCCTGACAGGTTAATCGCGTGCAGCCCCGCGCTGACGGTGATATTGTCCGCTGAAAACCCGTCAATAACGAAATCCCCGCGCGGGTTAAACAGGTACGGTCCACATCGAAACGCTGAACCGCCGTTTACCTGAATCTGGCTGCCCTCGGCGATCAAATACGCATCGCGTGCAAATAAATTATTTATCTGGACGATTGCGATGTTTGACGCTGCGTGAAAATAATACCCAGGCGTACCAGGCGCTGATATGCAGGACGGATTTTCAAAGACAATGCCGTAGCTGCTGTTTATCCCCTCGATTCCAACAGCCATTTCAAACATCGGGATATCCGAACGTTGCCAGGTTAATTCAGGGGTGTCAAACGTCACGTTATGAACGCCGGTTATCGTGCTGCTGTGTGTGTCGGTCGCGCCTTCAAATTTACACCCACCCGTAAAAAATACATGCCGCGTGCGTTTGCCAATATGCAGATGTTTCGGGCATTCCTCGATATGCAGTGCATGAATTCGCACGGCGTTTGTGCTGCTGTAGTCTCCGTCTGGACCTAACCGCATGGCCGGAACAATATTGTTCAGGTCGCGGGCATTACCCACGCTCATCATTTTAACGTGCCGGATATCGCTGTCGAACAACTCAACAGCATCAATACCGCAGCCGTCCAGGAAACGAATACCCAGATGCTCGAACTTCATGTAGGAGGCGTTTTTAACGAATATCCCCCCTACACCCAACGGAGGCTCGGTATAGTTAGGGGTGTTTGCGGTCTGGTATCCGCAACCAATCGACATTCTGCACACGCCTGAATTAAAAAGTCGCTCAGAGTTAGATGTTGCCTGGTCGATATTTTTAGTGCCGACTGTCGTAAAACAATATTGTGCGCCGGGCTTCGGCTGAATTCTGGTGGCATATTCACCCTGCCCGACATATCTGATACCAGAAAAAAACGGCACATCGCCAATGACATACGTTCCGTTACCGAAAACCACCACGGCATATTTTGAGTTTGTGTTGTCGTAGCAACTTGTCAGCAATGTTGCAATCGTTTTAACGGCACGAAGCACTGCATCAGTTGAGTCCGTTTCTCCTGATGGGTCTGCGCCAAACCCGTCAACGTATACACAGACCAGCGCGTCCTGCACTGTTCCTCCCTGTTCCAGGGCAGACAATGAGGCCCCCATTCCCGGTTCGTTTGAACCCAGGTTTACGCGAATAACCCCATCAATTTACAATCAGCTTTTTCAAAGGGTTACAACATGCTGATTGGCTACGCTCGGGTGTCTACCGGCGATCAAAACCTCGATTTACAGAAAAATGCACTGATTCGCGCAGAATGTGAGCTGATTTTTGAAGATACGGCCAGCGGAAAGAACGCTAAGCGGCCGGGACTACGACGGGCAATCCGCCGACTTCGTCCTGGTGATTCACTGGTGGTCTGGAAGCTGGATCGGTTGGGGCGCAGTGTGCGCGACCTCATTACGCTGGTGTCAGAGCTGCAGGAAAAGGGCATTCATTTCCGAAGTCTGACAGACAGCATCGATACATCAACCCCAGCAGGGCGATTTTTCTTTCACGTCATGAGCGCGCTGGCGGAAATGGAGCGCGAATTGATAGTTGAGCGAACCCGTGCAGGACTGGCTGCCGCGAGAGAGCAAGGGCGCATAGGCGGGCGACGGCGGGTAATGACTCCTGATGTCGTCGAGCGGGGACATCGGATGCTAGAGAACGGCGCTACCCGGCAGCAGGTGGCTGATGTGATCGGCGTCGGTGTGAAGACCATTTACAAGTATTTCCCTGCGGGATAAGGATGATCACCTACAAGCCGTATGCAAGAGCTCGTAGGTGATCAAGGCTGCATAGGCAGTGAGCAGCCTTTGATATTTTACTCGCGCTTCGTTTACTGACGTAGCCCGGAAAGCTCTTAAATGTGGAAACTACTGCCAAACTTTTTCACCGATTTTCACAGCTGCCATGATGGCCTGTTCGGTTTCTTTGTAAAAATTTGGTGTGGCCAGTTCCCAGCGTCCATTCCTGTGCACCATAAGCAGGTAGTCAGAGATAAGTCCTGGATCCTTAACTACGGAAAAAGTCAGCATATCCGTTGAGGGCTTGGGCAAAACGTTATCTGGAGGGAGGTAGATCCGTACCCCAGAGACAATCACATTCGCAATTTCCATCACTCCTCCGACATCCACATATCCGCCTCTTCAAACATCTCCTGAACAGCCCGGCTGATTTGTTCCTTTTCGTGTTTACTGGCATCGGTATTGATCGCCGGCAAGGTCATCATCGGCTTTACACGTACGTCGGCATCGGGAAAAATTCTGTGAATACGCTTAGTTAATTCGGCCGTAATAGTTTCCTTTGCCCCGGCCAGGCCCTCAAAGTTTCTCTTGTCGTAAATCAGTTCCACAAACATTTCTCGCCCTCTTTACTGGATATAATTACAGTATATATACTGTATGTATGAACAGTGTCAACATGAGGAAGTGCGTTATGAAGTTTTACACACCAGCTGAGCTCCGAGAGGTCCTCTTGATACCGTTGTTCAGTGACCCAGTGCAATGCGGATTCCCCAGCCCGGCTCAGGATTATGTCGAGCAGAGAATTGATTTAAACGAGTTGCTGATTAACCACCCCAGCGCAACGTATTTCGTTAAGGCAGCAGGAGACAGCATGATCGAGGGCGGCATCAGTGAAGGGGACCTTCTGGTTGTTGATAGTTCGCGTAAAGCGGAGCACGGCGATATTGTTATCGCAGCTGTAGACGGTGAGTTTACTGTCAAAAAGCTGCAGCTCCGGCCTTCTGTTCAGCTTAACCCAATGAACAGCGCCTATTCCCCGATTATAGTTGGTAGTGAAGATACGCTTGATGTGTTCGGTGTCGTCACCTACATCATAAAATCCGCAGGCTGAATATGTTTGCACTCTGTGATGTGAACTCTTTTTATGCAAGTTGCGAGACGGTATTTCGACCCGATTTGAAAGGGCGGCCGGTGGTTGTCTTGTCGAACAATGACGGTTGCGTGATTGCGAGATCAGCTGAAGCAAAGGCCATTGTGAAAATGGGGGAGCCGTACTTTAAACAAAAGGAGCAATTCCGGCGGCATGGCGTGATCTGTTTCAGCAGTAACTACGAACTTTATGCAGATATGTCGAACCGTGTGATGACAACGCTCGAAGAACTATCCCCGCGGTGCGAAATTTACAGCATCGATGAAGCATTTTGCGATCTGACTGGAGTCCGTAACTGTCGTGATCTCACTGAGTTTGGCCGTGAGATTCGCGAGACGGTATTGAGCAGAACACATCTCACAGTTGGCGTCGGGATTGCTCAAACCAAAACGCTGGCGAAGCTTGCAAACCACGCGGCGAAGAAGTGGCAACGGCAGACCGGTGGGGTAGTGGACCTGTCAAATTTCGAAAAACAGCGTAAATTGATGGCCGCACTGCCGGTTGATGAGGTCTGGGGTGTTGGGCGCCGTATCAGTAAAAAACTGGAAGCGATGGGTATCAAAACGGTGCTTCAGCTGGCGGATACCGATATCCGTTTTATCCGGAAGCATTTTAATGTGGTGCTGGAGCGAACCGTGCGGGAGCTACGCGGGGAGCCTTGTCTCGGTCTGGAGGAGTTCGCGCCGGTAAAACAGGAAATTGTCTGCAGCCGGTCGTTCGGTGGGCGTATCACGGAATACCATGAGATGAGGCAGGCGATATGCAGTTACGCTTCGCGCGCAGCTGAGAAACTTCGTGGTGAGCACCAGTATTGCCGCTTTATCTCCGCATTTGTCAAAACGAGTCCGTTTGCGCTGAACGAGCCGTATTACGGCAACAGCGCATCGGTCAAGCTGCTGACCCCGACCCAGGACAGCCGGGATATAATCGCCGCGGCGACCAGGTGCCTGGACGCTGTCTGGAAAGATGGACACAGGTACCAGAAAGCAGGGGTGATGCTGGGTGATTTTTACAGCCAGGGCGTGGCTCAGCTAAATCTGTTTGACGATAATGCACCGCGGCAAAATAGCGGAAAACTGATGGAGGTCCTGGATCATCTCAATGCGAAAAATGGCAGAGGAGCCCTGTACTTTGCCGGCCAGGGGATCCAGGCAGCCTGGCAGATGAAGCGTGAAATGTTGTCACCGCGGTATACCACGAGGTATAGCGACCTTTTAAAGGTAAGGTAGTACCAATCTTGCTGGAATGATCATGGTTTTCATATAGTAATTTCTATGTGTGTAGCAAAGTGCGAGATACAGACTTCGTGCGTTTATTTGAGCTAGAGGGCAGATTTATAGAACCGTTGGAGTATATTAACTAAGTAAGCAAAGGTGATTTGGTTGACTTCATAAGAAGGAGAAAAAATGGCAGATAATGATGAACCAAACGTTTTTCAGGTTGGTGTTAATACAATAACTGAGTATCCGGATGGGAAAAGAGTTATTGAGCAAAATGGGCATAAAATGACTCAGTATCCAGACGGGACAATGGTAGCTGAGATGAATGGAGGCCATAAGGCCGTCATTAGCAGCAGTGGGACGGCGCTTACTTTACACTATGCTTCAATCAAATACGCCTACCCTCAAAATATAGCAAACGTGGTTTCTGTTGACACAATTACCAACGCATCCGGTATGACAAAGGTGATTACATTTATCAACGGCGGAACTGCGTCTTGTACATATGGACCTTTGGGTGATCTAGTGTCTATAACGACAAATAGTATTAATGCTTTTCGCTTGAATAAAGATGGGGATGAGATATCTTTTGACATCTCAGATAGCTCGCCAAACCTGACCGTGCACTAATTTCGAACCGGGATACACTATCCCGGTTTTTTGTAAAAGACACTGGCAGTAACTATCACAAAGCTCATCAAGCTACCTGCAAACAAGAATCCTAGTTTAATGACATTAGTTACTTCTTGCGCAGAATAGGCCGCTCTCGATAGAAGTACCATAGAAGATTTTATATGGTTTCTGCTATCAGCTCTGGCCCCTGGTTTTTAACGTTACCCACAGCGCGAGATACCGGGTGCCAGATAAAATGGTCAGCTGATACAGTTCCATCAGCGGCAATTTCCCCGGCTTCTTTACCTCCGATATCCTGTCTCATCCATTCGCGAGCGGCTTCGGGAACCAGAACAAGCGGCCGACGGTCGTGGATATCGACCAGACCCTGATCGGCCGCAGCGGTAACAATCAAAAATCCCTCCGCTTCATCCCCGCGTTCGAAAGGTACGCTGCCGATAGTCGCCATGAATATGGGCTTGCCGTCCTTCCTGTGGATGAAATAGGGCTGTTTCTTGTCACCTTCACGCTTCCACTCAAACCAGCCATCCGCAAAACAGATCGCCCGGCCATGCTGCCAGAGGGGCTTAAACATCCGGCTGGTTGCCGCGGTTTCCACGCGAGCGTTAATGAGCGCTGGCTTATCCCACCACCCGGGTGCGTAACCCCAATGAACCGGATCAAGGTGTAGTTCTTCATTGCGCTCGCTCAGCAACAGAACTTTGGTGCCGGGGGCCACGTTGTAGCGTCCGATCGGTTCGGGGTCAAAGGCGATATCCCGCTCGGCCTCTTCTGCAAGATAAGCCAGGTATTCTTCACGGGTTTGTGATTGAGCAAATCGGCCACACATGTTTACCTCCAGTAGTTAAACTGAAAGTATAGAAGACAGAAAATTGAGCATTTCTTTGGGAGAAAAATAGCCCCGGAAAGGTTGTTATTGACGGGGGTTTCTCCCCCATTTCTCCCCATTGACTCCCCGCACAAAAAGCAGGCATAAAAAAACCAGCCTTAAAAGGCTGGTTTCTCAGGGATTTTTGGTCGGCACGAGAGGATTTGAACCTCCGACCCCCGACACCCCATTACACCGGAGTTAGTGGAACGAGGACGAAGAAGGCTGTGACCCCTCGGTTACAGACAGCTGATATGATAGTATTAAATAATTAGAAAATATAATTATTTATCCATATATTCATTGTTTAAAATATTTCTATTTAGAAGACTTCTCCCCAGATAAATATCCGAACGTACCTCCAATAATTGCGGTTATAACTGGCATTATTTTTGACGTAAACTCACTTCCTTTTTCTGAGTCTAGTACATACATGATGGCAATTGATAAAATACATATTGCTAAGATTATTGTCATTGCGGAAAATATTATTGTCTTGTTTCTACTGTCACCAATAGCTTTAATTTGAGCTGCGGATTTAGGTTTTATAGCTTCTAACCTTTCCTCTATCATTTTCTCAAAAGCATTCCATGCTGCATCAAGTTGTAAAGTTGATGAGGATGACATGTTAGCTGAAGAGCCAAAGGCTGAGCTTGACGATGAAAAAGGATTTATTTTAGCCATTTACAAAATCCCCTCGATAGAGCTTGTTGCTAACTCCTTTATTTTTTTAGTGAGGATTTCAATGAGCAAATCTTTACTCATCGGGGTCTCGCTAGGCATGTTATTTATATCTTTTTGAATGAAGACCCCATTTGAAGAAATGGAACGCGTATCGATCTGTGCGTTGTTGATTGAATATATGTTGTTAAATGTGTAGCCGAAATCTGATGATGGCTTATTATATCTTAAATTGAATTCTGAGATATTCCCCAAATCTTTTTTTGCTAATTTACGTGAGAGTGTTATCGCCGGGTTTTTATCCAACTCAAAATAGCTACCTATAATTCCAATTCTATTTAATTGAACATCACTAGGTATGTTTTTGATGATTAACTTAGCCTTTAGAATGAAATCGGAAATAGCATCACCTTCCTTTAAAGGTGAGTCAACCATATTCATGGTTATATCCATTCTTGATAGTGAAATGTTGATACTATAAATTCCTGATGCACTCGTTGAACTAACTCGTGGAATTTCAGGAGGGATTTCAGGTGGTAATGGTATAATCTGAGGCATCGAATCGAAAATGTTACCTGAGGATTCGTTTAACTTTGATAGAAATTGATCTGGTCTAGTAATGGTGTTAGTGAAAAAAATTGCGAGTTGATACGTAAAAACGTGTACCAT